GAGCAAGTAAAGATGATGAATGACTTTATCAGGAATCTTGGCTTGGAAGCCTTCACACACCATTAGAGAGCTGAGTATTGCTACTTATCCTTAGTGTGTACCCTTGCGACACGTCTCTCCACGCTTGCCATTCTACGCTTCGTAACATCTTTGTACCTCGGGAGGGACTTGAACCCTCACACCTTTCGGCAACGGTTTCTAAGACCGCCGTGACTACCATTCCACCACCAAGGCATATTTGGGTGTATGACGGGATTTGAACCCGTGACCTCTTGAATCACAATCAAGCACTCTAACCAACTGAGCTACATACACAGTATCGTATATTGGGTTCGAACCAATCGAGAGCGGGATATGAGCCTACCCTGTCCACCCAGGACCTACGATATATTGAGGAAAGCATTGGAATCGAACCAAATACCTTTGCAGGTACACATTGCTTAGCAGGCAAGCCCTATCGCCATCAAGGTTTACTTTCCAATTGTGCGTCTAACTGGACTCGAACCAATAACCTTCCGCGTATCAGGCGGATGCTCTAACCAATTGAGCTATAAACGCATTGTGCTGACCAGGTAGGACTCGAACCTACTATCCTCGGCTTAACAGGCCGTAGCTATATACCACTTAAGCTTCTGGCCAATATTGTGGAAGTGGTAGGGTTCGAACCTACACGCCTTTCGGACTTGATTTACAGTCAAGCGAGCCAGCCAATTGCTCAACACTTCCAATTGTACACCCTATAGGATTCGAACCTATGACATTTGCCATGTAAGGGCAATGCTCTACCAATTGAGCTAAAGGTGCATTTGTGATCCTGGACGGTAATGATCCGTCTTCCCCAAATTAAAAGTTTGGTGCATCACCTTAATGCTTCAGGATCTTTCGTTTTGCGATACTTATCGCTCTTGTCACTTTCCATAATTGATCCTTTTTAACTTTAATACTTCCTACCTTTAATCCAACCTAATAACTGAAATTCATTAAATTCGGTTACTTTAATTTTTTTATTCTCAATTCCATTTGTTATCCAACAGGTACCAAATTGTGAATTATTCGATCCCACGCAAGTTCCTTTTTTTGCTTCTGACATTTTCTTTTTTGTTTCACTTGAATGTGTCATATTAGTAAAATTTCCTTTATGTAACTTAAAATATTCGGTTAATGATTTACTCATATTTTCTCTATATTTTTTAGTTAATTTAGTTTTAGCTAAGTTAGCTAGCCGTTTCTTTTTACTGTTAATTAAATTAAGTTTCCCAGCATTTATAAAAGCAGATTTATGTTCGTTTGAACTAAATCCTCCATGTCCGCCTTCTTTTAAATTCAAACACTTTGAATCTTTAAGGATTTCTTCATTAACTAATTCACGTTCTCGAACTGCTAACAATTCTCTGTCAGGTAAAAATTCTAAGATTTCGCATTTAAAATTTTCTTTACCATACTTTCGAACCGAATACCATAATCGTTTACCACTACCAATATATCCGTCATTCAACTCGTTTGTCGAATGCATTCCGATATAATACTTACCGTTTATTAAACATGTAGTTTTATATATAAAATGAAATTTTTTTTCCTTATTGAAGTTTGCCATATTCTTTTATTATAAATATATACTACAAATTCCAAACAGGAACATGGTCTAAATGGTAGGACTCGAACCTACGATCTCAGCATCCCAAATGCCGCGGATTACCAACTTTCCCACATCTAGTTGTCAACTGTGTAGCAATTGCAAATTACTTTTTGTATAGCGCACAGTTGCTCGCTTTGAGGAAGAAGTAGGTGTCGATCCCAATACCTTGCAGTACCACCCGCTTTCAAGGCGGAGTCACAGGCCGCTGTGATTCATCTTCCATTTTTGTTGCCCCGGGAGGAGTCGAACCTCCAAACTCCACAGTCAAAGTGTGGTGACTTTGCCAATTCGTCTACAGGGCATTGTATGGCCAATATGTCAATGAACTCATGTTCTTTTGAGCTTTGAGAGGGACTCGAACCCACAACCTCATCATTACAAGTGACGTGCACTACCAATTGTGCTATCAAAGCATATATGTAAAAATCCCGAGCCTAATTAAAGACCCGGGACAATTCATTTATATATAAAAATGTATTAACTTATCCCGGAACTTCCTGTATATTGCTTTGGATCTTGAATCGGCAGCTCCACACAGAAGCGGCTATGATTCGATACCTGATTGGCACTCGACCAACTTAAGCAATTTGATATGTTAATACGTGTTTTCATTTCTAGTTATAAATATAGGGTTACTTACTTTTCTTTTTATTTATATATTAAATATATGAACTTTTTTTTTAATTTCCAACCGTTTTGCCAAGAATGTTTAAAATTCTTTTACGTGCTTTATCTCCTAATGGAATTGCATGGCCTTCTTCATCTATTTGCACAAATTTCATGTTGGTTTTGAGTACTACCGTTTGCTTTCCGGTGTATACATTGTGTGCACGTGCTTCAATGTACAATGTAACTGATGTGGTACCTAACTCTTCGGGACGACTAAATATTTTAAGCAATTGACCTTCTTTGCTTGGCTTCTCGAATGTACATTTGTCAATCATTACCGTTACCATGCGGGGCGTATCACATAGTTGCATTGCGTATGCCACTGCGGATGCATCCAGCCAAGATAAAAGTTTGCCGCCAAAAAGGTTTCCATGAAATCCTAAATCAGATTTCTTTATTGGGTGTGTTGTTATTAGTTCCATTGTTCTGGATATTTTATAGATTATTTAATGATTGTGATGTGACCGTGTATAGATATGCGTTCATCTGAATTTAAAATGCCAAAGTTTATATACCAGATATATACTCCATCCGATACCATTTTGCCATTGTACGTGCCATCCCATGTAGCTGCAGAATCAAAACTTTGCCAAATTACGTTGCCCCATCGATTCACAACAATTAAATTGAAATCCATGGCATCGAACGCGCCATTAAACACCGGACCCCATGTTGTATTGAATTCATCGCCATTCGGTGTAAAAGTATTTGGAACCCAATATACCAAATCATCACACTCTTTCACAGTTACCGTAATGGTTTGTGGAGATCCTGGACAATTGTTTGCCACAGGTGTCGCTGACAATGTATACACGCCTGGAGTGTCCCATGTAATGTTTACGGAGTTTCCATAATAATACTGCGAATTTAACTCCCATTCAATAGTACTAGCAATGTTTGATTGTGTTGAATATGTGTATGTTGCTGTATCATCGCATAATTCTACCGTCTGTTGCGAGAATAGCCATAATGGCATCCATATTAATATGTACGTGATGAACCGCATTAGTTGTGTTGTATTGGGGTTAATACTGGTATTGAATTTACTTGAACGTTGCTGGTTGTGGTGAATGTACAACCACTTTGCGTGTATGTATATGTTACGATGCTATTAGATACACCCGGACAATATTGTGTACCTGACACTCCAACACCAGACCAAGCACCTCCAATTGGCGTGGCTGTTAATGCAACACATGGATCATTTGCACAAAATGGGCCTATAGGTACAATTGTGGGAGTGACTTGATATATTAATACATTGAGTGTAACTGGCGCTGATACGCATCCAATGGCATTAGTAAATGATACAGATACTGCATTGTTAATTAATCCTGCGGGACATGCTGACCAATTAACTGATATGCTAGTTGTTCCTTGACCCGCAACTAATGTTGCACATGTAGGTATTGTCCATGTATACGTTCCTGCCCCTACCGATGGTATTGTGTATGTGGATAACGTGTTGGTTTGATAGCATACGGTATCCGGATTTGTTGTTAGTTGTGACCAAGCCATGCTTGATATTAACATTGCGGCAATAAATAATAAACGTTTCATAGTTCTCCTTTAATTGTGACTGATAACTCCTAGTACTGGTGTTGATGCATTAATGGTGCCGTTAAACACGGTTAATGCATTTACAGCATCACATGAGTTGCTAGTATAACTTCCCCATAATCCATCTGGACCGGCAGTAACTTGAATCAATAAACTTTGAGGTGTGCATGCATTTGCTACAGTTAATGTTACACAAAAAGTCCATGTACATGAACCAGAATCGCCAAAATCGTTGCCTGGATTGCCATCTGTAGTTAAATCAAAAAAGTATCCTGGGCCTACTGTTACAATGGGAGTTGTGGTTGATGTAACGGAAGTACGCCATACCCATTGCCCTCCGGAACCATTTCCTCCACAATTAGCAGGAGCAGTTTGTGGTGCAACCGATGCCCACCCAGCGCCCAATGTTAAATCGAATCCTTCTATCCAATTGGTTCCTGCCTGCGAATACCCTGTCATGGTATAACACATTGTTACTGTTTGTCCTGGTAAATAAGTTCCAGCTGTTGCTTGAGGTGTCAATGTAAATGATTGCGTTCCGGCACATTGCGATACTGCGTAATTGCATAACATTAAACATACTATTAATAACCATTTCATATACATAAATATTATTCCACAATTTTTTCTACATATGTACAGGTTTCACCAGCATCGAACCCCTTTTCCAATAACAATGGTAACGATGCAGGCTTGCACCACGCATACACTAAATAGCCCCGGAATTTAGATTGTACGTAGTCCCAACGTGCATCCCACAACATTCGAAAGATTCCTTTACGGCGATGGTCTTCATGTACCCACGCATCCAGGAATTTGATTTTTTCATTTTCTTCTCGTTCCATGTAGATGTGTCCTACAATGTCTCCGTTCACCATGGCGATCCATGTCTCGAGACGTTGAGCATTGCTCTTAAGATGTATTATTTTAATGTCTTCCATTATTTTAAATTTTCTTTAACAAAATCATCATAAGGTTTATTAATCTTGTCCAATGCATCTGCTATCATTCTTAATTCGTATGACGCCCACGATCCGCCTTGTTCATTCATCCAAAAATGATAGTAACCATCTACATCCATTGAGAACGCGCCTAAGCATGCCATGTTTGGTTTGAAAAATACTAGATATCTGAATTTTCCTTCTGGTTTCAATATGATGTTGTCATCTTCCTCGTAATTGTAGGCACCATCCGGGCCTATTTGAAAATCATCTGGAACAAATGTTTCAAATTTTTTGTTGAATATGTTATGTAACCAAAAATCATAGGTTACGTGTTCTGCAGGTAGTTGACTGTCTTTAAGGTAATTTTGGTACTGTGTTTGTAATGTTGCCATGGCTTAATTTGATAAAGGTGCTTTTATGCTTGGGTGTGATTGATAATTTGCTAATTGTATGTCTTCTTCAAGTAAACATCGACAAAAATTATCATCAGTAAAATTATTAAATACTGCCGATGCATCAATAGCTCCAATTCCACATTCACCTGATTCTGTTGGCCAAAATTCTGTGTTGATGTTTAAGGTTGGTAACGGATATGGTTCTCTACCAATCTGTTCTTTTGCTTGTTCAATGTGATTCAAATACAAATGCGTATCACCTAAATTACCAATTAATTCATCTGGAACCATATTCACTGCTTTTGCTATTATTCCCAATAATAATCCATAAGATGCAATATTGAATGGTAACCCTAAGAATGTATCTACTGAACGTTGATTCCACATTAAAGAGATTGCTCTGGTTGGGATATTTCTTGGTGAATTTTTAAGAGCTTCTAATATTTCTTTCTTTTTTTTACCTTGGCAAGACAACTGCCAAATTAAAGCTGCGCTATTCCCATGTGTGTTTTCAATTGACTTAAACGCTAATTCTAATCTTTCTTCTAAACTCAACTCTCTTGTATAAACTTGAAATCCAAAGTGACAAGGAGGAAGAACCATTTGATCTAATTCACCTACATTCCAAGCATTAACCATTAATCGTCTTGAGTCTGGGTTTGTTTTAAGGTCGTTGATTAGGTT